CTCATGTATTCTCCTTTAACCATTGTTCACGCTCACGTTCGTATTTTAAATCAATATGTGCAGAATCTAGCAGCAATTGATACGCTAACTTTTCTAAATTAGATGCAACTCCACCTAATTCTGCTCGTATTACAATTTTTTCAAGATCATCAATGCAACCTGAAACGAAATCACTATCAAACATTCCATAGCCTGCTAGATGCAATCTTACCACAGGAGCAGTTCCTTGTGGTTTTAAATTGTTTCTCAATCGTTTAATGATATCCATATCAATCCTTTCTTAGTGAACTTCTTTCCAGTTCTTGCCAACTTTACCTTCACCGACTAGCGGCACTTTAATCTTCAGCAGTATACCAGCTTTAGAGATAGCTTTTTCAATCATGTGAGATACTTCTTCAGCTACTTCCTCTTGGCACTCATACTCAAGCTCGTCATGAAAGTATCCAATCCTGCGAACAATACAGCCCTTGTACAGATAGTAAGGTCTGCGCTTCCCATCGAATCTTAAGCCGCCGAGCCAAACATCCATAAAGCAACCAGCGTAGTCCATTGAGATGCCGCCACAACTTTGAAAGATGGTATTAAGCAACGCAGACTTCTTTCGAGTAAGTAAGATTCTGCCATCAATAGCTGGCAAATATTTCTTCTTGCCTACAGACTCCCAATACTTTTCTAAGCTTTTCTTCAGTTCAGCAGTGCCGGGATTAGCTGCCCAAAACGCTTCTAGGGCCTCTTTACCGTACTGTTCAGGAATCCCGAGGGTAGAGGCTACCTTTGGTGCTGCAGCGCCGTATAGAATCGCATAGAAACCGTTCTTTGACTTATTACGATAAGGCTTCCACTTCGGATTCTCCTTATCAAAATCAGGTGAGTTATAAATAGTTGCAACCTCTTCATAGATACTACCATAAAAAGCATTAGCATTCTTTGAGTGCACATCACCTTTGAGCAATTCATCAGCAGTTGCACCATCATCATACTTATGTGTGTAGTGTCCTTGCACTCGACCTTCCAGTGCAGCAGCATCACCAGCAGCAATCAGATAGCCATCTTCTGCAATCCACAGTTCACGGAACTCATACCCAAGCAAAACCTTTGGATCAGCTTTAGGCACATTCACTACAACTTTGTGCTTTTGACGGTGTGTTGAAGCAATGCCAGTACGGCCTGCACCAATACGACCATCGTATGCAATCCGTTCGTTCTCAAGCCACCCTGTAAGCACTGAAAGTCTATTACGAAGAGATAACCACTTAACTACATCCTTTACCAAGTCACCATCAAGTTTCTCTAGGTTTGGACATAGCTTACCAGTTTCCTGAATCTTAGGTGAAGTTGGGATTAACTGCCTTGTAACAGGATCACGCATAGGTTTACCATCTGGACCTTTTTTGTAGTTAAATAGTGTAGGTTTCCACCCTTGCTCTAGAAACCAATCTTTCATCTGATCCTGATTCGCCATCTCCATTGGCAGCTTAATATCCAGAATCTTATCAGGTTCGACCTTGACTTCTTTGTCATAGAAAATCCACAGATCATCACCAACATTAATAGCCTTGTGCTTCTTTGCGAACTTTTCCCATGTAGTAGAGTACTCACCATCTTTACGGTAAGGTTTAGCTGGCATCTTGTATTCTTTTTCTTCAGTCTTTTTAAGACCTCGTGATGGCAACTGCGGCTCTACTCGCTGACGGATATCTTCCATCATACCTTCAATCCTAGTCTTCAGTTTGCCTGCAGCATCAACGTCAAACTTCCAACCTGAAAGCTCTTGACAACTCATAAGGTAAAAGCTTTTCTGACCAGATTTAAAGTGCCGAGGCCATTCAGCATTGTCCCAAGTTCCGTACACATCAATCCATTCAGCGATAAGTGATTTAAACACCATCTTGCCAATTAGGGTATCACGTTCACAGTATTTATCCATGATCTCATTGTATTGCATGAATTCTGCACCTTCGGAGGAATCAGCAGCAATAGCACCTGCAGTAATCATCTCTTTTCTGAAGTCAATCTTAGGCATATCAAACTTATTACCCCAATACTCAATTGAGTGACGCTCACGGTCAGGGTTAAGATACATAGACATATAATATGTATCTGCAAAGTTAACAGGCATACCTTCCAATGTATCTGGACCTACAGAGTATTCAATACCCATTACAAACATCATCACAAAGATATCATAGCCAAGACCGTTGTGAAAGCACACATTAGGTGTATCGTACTTCTCAACCCACGCAGCAAACTTAGCTCTAGCGCCTACATCTTTGAACGGATGCAGCTTTAGCTTCTCATTACTGTCAAGGTCTTCAAGGCACATTACCCATACATTGTTAGCCTGAAAGATAAAACCATCTGCTTCAATGTCAATAGAAAAACCGTTATATTTCATAGTACTCCTTTACAGTTGACGCATTATAGCATCTTCTCTGCAAGATTGTCAACACAAATAATAAAAGAGGGCCGAAGCCCCCTTGTTAAAATCCTGAGTTGTTTTCTGCAAGCCAATCATCTAAGTTATGCAAAGTATGGGTGTCGTTATCATAGTAGACGTTACCAGCAGGGCCAGTTAATCCACAGATACGATTCTTACTTAGCACAACCTTAGTTGTATTGCGTTCAGTTGGGTCTTCTGCGTACTTATTTCGACTTAGCAAAATGTTAGCTGACGCTGATTTAATGATGGTAGAACTCCCTTGGATTTCCTCTTCAGTGAAAGAACCACCTTGTGAAGAATTTTGTACACCAGAAGCTGACTTACGAACGTGATTAATAAAGATAAGTGTTACGTTGTGGCTCTTGATGATACCTTTGGACCACTTCATGAACAATGCTTGATCTTCATTGGATAAACCATCAAGAATATCCTGCAGTGGGTCAAGCACAATGATTCTGCAACCGCAAGATACGACAAGCTCTTCAACTGTATCTTGAATCTCTTCAATTGTACCATCACGGTTATCCAAGAGATAGAAACGATGTTGACCATCTTCATTGTAGAAAAGCTCATTTGCTTTGTCACGTACTTTATCAGATTCTAATAAATCTTTCTTTGCGTCATCATCTTGAATCAGTGATAATTTACGACTCAGGTGTCTACCCAATAATGTTTCACCATATTGACCAGAATCTAATTCCATTGAAACAATGCCGATTTTGTGCGGTGAGTTAAAAATCCAGTGATAAATCATTTCGTTAACAAAGGATGTTTTACCAAGACCAGTGCCTGCAGCAATATTGATGATGTGACCTAGTGGTAGACCACCTACAAGCATAGCGTTCAAGGTATCCATGAATGGTGGAAACGGCACTTTTGGTACTGTAGCTTGCGCTAAGATTTTATCATAAAGTTCACCACTACCTAACACACCAACAGGAGTATAACGTTTAGCTTCATAGAAGTTACGAATAAATTCATCCTGCTTACCTTCTTCAAGATAAGTATTGGGGTCTTTATATCGCATGTGCATAATCTTGACCTTACCCTTTGGTAAAGCTTTGACTACATCTTCTGTTGCTTCTTTACCAGCTTTATCATTATCGTAGCAAACGATGATTTGATCAAAGGTGTCAAAGAAACGATATTGCGCTGCAATTTGTTTATGTGAGTTTGCACCAGTAGTTGGACTAACAACTGCAGTTTCAAAATCACCACGACTCTTGTTGTACTCAGCAAGCATCTGATAAGCAGACAATGCATCAAGCTCACCTTCAGTAATCAGTACATATTTACCACCACGGTTAAACTTAAATTGCATGAACAACTCGCAGTCAGCACCTGTTCGACCTTTAGAATAAAAGTTCTTTGGTACTTCACGGATTTTATATCCTACAATTTGACCTTCTTGTGTAGTTGGATAGTATTGCTCTTCAACTTCACCATCTTCATCATAAGCATACCGTACACCAAAAGGTTTTGTAGTTTCATCCCTCAGTCCACGAAAGCCTTTACCAGCTACACCAGTTACGGATTTAATCTCTGCATTTTCATCTGGTGTCATTGCAGGTTTACCACTAGGTTTAATTTCCATACTTTTTTCTTCCTTTGCTGTTGTTCGTACCTTGGATGATTTCTTAGGATTTTGTTCTTTGAATTCACTTGATGGTACTGTATGTTCACATGCGAAACAGTGCGACGATCCACCTTCGTAGACCGCCTTTGCATCTGAACTTCCGCACTTCTCGCAATTAGTATGCTTGATGAATGCTGCCATTTTACTCCTTATTCATTTGTTTTCGATGCGAAGTTCGTTCCAGATTTCGATAGCTTCATCATAACCTTCCCAATTATCAACACCTGCCGCTTCTAAAGCATCCAGAAACAAAGCCTGTGATTTTAATTCTTCATACTCAACAGCACAAACTGTAATAAACTTTCCTTCTTCACTCATGTGTTCTCCTTATTCATTTTTCAGTAACCAAGAATTTGAGATTGACTTAAAGCTTCGATCATGCACAGTGTTACTCTTAAATACTACACCTTCACGATTGCTACCGTTTAGTAAAGATTTACCTTCAGCAAAATCTAAGATTGACTGAATCGTTTGTTCTTTAATTTCAGTAGCCTCCACGATGATAGGTACATGTTTAAGACCTAAACGTTCACATGCCGCTTTAAGCTGCACTGGCAAGATGTATTGCCCTGTGTGCGTATTGTACACACCAAAAACGTAGAAGTCAAGCTGTGTTTTATATTGATTACTTTGAATACCTTCACCGATCATTTCACCTTGAATTGCCATACCTAGCATAAAATTCCTACGCATGATATCTTCGATTTGAAACTTACGTGCTACTTTCCAGAATGAATTTGCTTCGTCTTCTTTCAGATCAAGATTGCGTGAGCATACGTGAAATACACCTTCGTCATCTAGGTAGAATGTGCAAGATGAACCATCAAGTTTTTCGGTAATAGACCAGCTATCAAGTTGATACTCTCCAAATTCTCGTGTGAGATTTTGGATTCTAGGCTGATCAGTCTTTGGTACTAGCGAAGGGAAATTACCTCGTGCCATACCAGCTAGTTGAGCATTCATTGGTTTTTCCCATTTGATGATATTCAAAGGTAGACTTACATCAAGACCTTCAAATAGTAGACTATCAATGTTAGCACATGTTGGTTCCAAAGGTAGCAATAAACCTTGTGAGATTTGACCACGCAGCTTAACTGTACGTAGACGTTCGCCTTTTACACCTTCAAACTCACGATGTTCTTTACCTTTAGATAGGAATGGTGCAAGCTCTGTTGGCACCC